GATCTTGTGATGTTATACCTTATGAAAAAGTTGGTCCTGCTGCACAATCTTATGGCTATGGTTTTGGTATTGGTAATTATGGTGGAACAGTATCGGGTGTTACCACAACAAATTTGAACGGAGCTTTACTTGCTGATACTGCTGGTACAGGAGGATCTGGCACAGCGATAACTTTAGCATCAACATCTGGTTTTCCAACTGCTGGAACAATCGCTGTTGGTAACGAATTAATTACATACACAGGTATTGCTGGTTCTGATTTAACAGGTATCACTAGAGGTGCAAATGGAACAGCAACATTTGGTACATCAAATGGACAAGCACACAGTGATGGAAGCACTGTAACAAATGCTACAAACTTTTCTGGATTTGGTAGTGCTGTAAATGCATCAACCGTAGTTCTAGAACCTGGTCTTTGGAGTCTTGATAATTTTGGTCAGGTCTTGATTGCAACAATTGCAAACGGTAAAACATTTACATGGAATGCAGGAGCTGCAACACCACTAACTACAAGAGCGTCTACAACAACATCTGGTTTTGAAACAGGAAGTAATCCAACTGCATCAAGAGTAACTTTAATATCACCAACTACACGTCACTTAATACACTTTGGAACAGAAACAACTATTGGGACAGCATCCACACAGGATGATATGTTTATAAGATTTTCTGATCAAGAGAATATAAATACGTATGCCCCTTCTGCAACAAACTCGGCAGGAACACAAAGACTACAAGATGGAACCAAAATAGTAGGGGCCTTAAAAGCAAAAGAAGTTATTTTAATATGGACTGATAATGCTTTGTATACCATGAAATTTATAGGTGCTCCGTTTACATTTAGCTTTGAACAAGTAGGCACAAACTGTGGATTAATAGGTAAGAATGCTGTTGTTGAAATAGATGGTGCTGCTTTTTGGTTATCACCAAATGGTTTCTTTTTATTTGATGGTACAGTCAAATCATTGCCATGTTCTGTAGAAGATTTTGTATTTAATAATTTTGATACCACAAAAGGACAACAAGTTGCTGCAGGATTAAATAATTTATTTACAGAAGTTATCTGGTACTATCCATCATCAACAGCTACTTTTAATGATAAGTATGTTGTATTTAATTATGGTGAATCTGCACTAACTAAAGTACCTGGTGGTGTTTGGTATACAGGAACAGAGTCTAGAACAAGTTGGATGGATGCAACTATATATCCGACTCCGTATGCTACGAAATACGACAGCAGTGGTATTGGAACTTTTCCAGAAGTAATAGGTGAAAGAGATCTAGGACAGACAAAATACTTTGAACACGAAACAGGAACTGATCAAGTTAACGAAGATGGTTCGACTACAACAGTAACATCATTTATTAAGTCTTTTGATTTTGACATGCAGCAAAGATCTTTTAAAGGACCATCTCTAGCTGGTGAAGTATTTCTTGCTGTTAGAAGATTTATACCTGATTTTAAAGATTTACAAGGTAACTCAAAAGTTAGTCTAGCTGTTAAAAGATATCCACAACAATCTGACAGCACGACAACACTGAGTCCTTTTACAGTAGACTCTACAACAGATAAAAAAGATACCAGAGCTAGGGGACGTTTTGTAAACGTTAAAATAGAAAACGATGCCGCTAGTGAAAAATGGAGATTTGGAACATTAAGACTGGATATACAACCGGATGGTAGGAGATAATGGCTAAAATAAATATAAGAATACCAGAACCAAAAGAAGAGTACGATGTTTCTAACCAAAAACAAATTAACAGAGCTTTAACAATAATGAAAGATCAATTGAATTCTACATTTTTGAATGAAGTAAAACAGGAGCAAGAAAGATTTTCTTGGTTTATAGGTGGCTAATATATATAAAAATGCAAAGGTAGATTTAACTACCACAGACAATACTACGATATACACAGCACCGTCTGATTCTAGAGCTATAGTTAAAAGTATTATAGTATCCGAGGATGCTGGATCAGGGACCACGGTAACTTTGACTATAACAAATGCTGCTTCAGCAGTATTTAACCTGTTTAAAGACAAAGCAATAGCCTCAAAAGCAACAACTGAGCTGTTAACTCACCCTTTAATTTTAGAAGAAAATGAGGTATTAAAGGCACAAGCAGCAGATGCAAATGAATTACACGTTATTGCATCAATATTGGAGATTAATAGAGATTAATGCCTTTTATAGAAACAGAAGCTAAAAAAGAAATGAAGATCATAAACGGTAAACCAACTATGGTTCTTACACCAGAGTGTGAAGTTACTTTAAAAAATTTAAAAACTGGTCAAGAATACATGTCAGACGCAGAAGCAGATGCAGATGTAGATAATCCAGGAACAGATACTAAAAGAGAAGACATCTCTAGAAGTGTAAAACTAACCGTGGAGTCTTTACCCCTTGGAGGTGATTCAAAAATATAATTATGTCAATATTTTCAGCACCAGCACCTAGTTTTTACGGCGCAGCGGATAAAGCTATTTATGATCAAGGTTTTAGTTTTATACCACAAGAGATGTATCGTGGAGATTTTGTTGCACCAGTTTTTCCCACTGCACCCACGAAAACCACAGGTGGGATAACAACTGTTCCTAGAACAACTGCTTTAGATATCGGTGGAAATAGAGATGACAATAATCCGTTTAATCCAAACATGGATCAAATAAGAACAGACTTTAGGCCAGACTTTGAATTTAGACGAGGCACAGAAGCACCTTTAGGTGTAATTCCTGGTGATACTTCTATGTTTGATATACGTAGTCTTGGTCTTGGTTTAAGAACAGAGACTGAAAGAAATAAATTTATGGATATGTATCCAGAGTTTTTTGACCGTGACACAGGTGTTCCTAGAACAGGAATAGCTGGATTTTTTGATAAAGCTATAAATTTCATACCTGGTGCAGGAATGTTATCAAGAATAGCACCAGCAATACAAAACATATTGCCTGTGAACCAAAGAGCTATTTTAGAAAATCAAGCAAGAGGGCAAGGTATTTTTACAGATGATATTGGTAGAATTGTAGGAGATCCAAACACTGTTGGAGGTGTTATGGCAGGATATAATTTAGATAAAATGACCAAAGGAACTTTTGATAAAAGATTAGGAACTATAGGAGACACTTTAAAAGATAAATATGGTATCGATGTTACAGCTGAAGGTTTTGATATTAGTGATATTGACGAAGATGATCCTGCTTTTGGTTTAGCCAGTAAATATGATCGAATTGGTAAAGCCAAACTTGGTTTTATTGACTCAAAACGAAGAGCAAAAATAATAGAGGATCAAAGAATAGCAGAACAAAAAGAAAAAGAAAGATTAGCAAAAATAGAAAAAGCTAGACAAGATAAAATTAGATTAGATAAACTAAGACTTAAAAGAAAAGCAGAGCAAGCAGCAGCGGCAAGAGCAAAAGCATATAATGAAAGAGTTGCAAGAGAAGCTAGGACTGCAGCTAGAGCAAGAGCACGAAATCGGGCTGTATATGAACGTGCTGATAGACAAGGGTTTACAAATCGTGACGGTGGTTTTAGTACCTCACGTGCAGACAGAGCAGGAACATCAGAGGGTAGTGGACAATTTTCTTCTAGATCAGGTCGAGGAAGACAGGGTTACATGATAGGAGGACTAACAGACCTAGTCGATATATATGATTGATTATAACAATAAAACCAGATACAAAGAGAATTTAGGCTAAAATATGACAATATCTAGAATGCAGATGGAAAGACAACTTAGAGCCGGTGGCGGTCTTATGACATTAGAGGAACCTAGACAAGGGTTTTTTCTAGGTAAAATTGTAAAGAAAGCTAAACGTGCTGTTAAAAAGGTTGTTAAATCACCATTAGGTAAAGCTGCTTTATTAGGTGCAATTGGATTTGGTATACCTGGAACACAATTTGGAGGTCTACTTGGCAGAGCAAAACTAGGTGGTGCAGCTTCTGGTATTTTTGGAAATACTGGCGGTATTGGCGCATTACTTGGACAAGGTGGTAAGTTAAGTACACTTGGAGATTTATTTAGAGTTGGAGGTAAAGCAGGAGAAGCTTTAAGTATACCTAGATTATTGGGTGGTGGACTTGGAGCTGCTGCAATTGCTGCACCATTTTTTATGGGTGGTGACGACGAAGAAGACATAGAACCAGAAATACCGTTTACAGAAACACCTGCTAGTATTTCTAACATAGTAGAACAAGCTAGAAATCGAGACGCAAGTTTAAGATATTTACCTGAACCAGAATTTGTAGCCAGAAATTTTTATAGAATGGCTAACGGTGGGTTAGCCGATCTAAGACCGGGCTTCAGAATAGGTGGAGGTGTGTTACAAAGAGCAGGTCAAATGATAAAGTCTGGGGTAGGAAAAGTTAGATCATTATTTGATGATGCTGACATAAATGTAAGCGTTAGAGATGAAGATGTTATGACAGATTTTGGACCACAAGCACAGGCTGTTGGTCAAGATGTTTTTATTACACCTAAATCAAGAAAAGCCGTAAAAGTCATGGATGATTTAATTGAAGAGGGCTATGACATTACCAAAGCTGAAGATGGCAGTTACTCTATCAATGCTTTAGATGAAGGGGCTTTAGATATAGTTACTCAAAGACTACGAATAGGCAGTAAGGGTGCAGATGATTTTATAGCAAGTCAAGATTATTTTACTGGTGGAGAAACTGGTATGATGGATTCAGAATCAAAAATGATTTATGATGCGTTAAGAAACAGAAAAGCAGAAGGTGGTCTAATGGATTTAGGTGGACTTGAAAAAGATTATAGAACTGGTGGCTTTGTAGAACTGGGAGCAGAAGAAAGAGCCGACGATGTACCAGCGAGATTAAGTAAAAATGAATTTGTATTTACAGCAGATGCTGTAAGAAATGCAGGCGGTGGCGATATAGACAAAGGCGCTGAAGTCATGCAAAACATGATGGACAATTTAGAAGCAGGTGGTACTATATCAGAAGAGTCTCAGGGTATGAATCCTGCACAAGACATGTTTGATCAAGCACAAATGTTGGAGGGTAGATTAGCATAATGTCATTACCAGATTATTTAAAAGATACCGCTAAAGATTTTGCCAAACAGTTAACGGCATCCACATCGGTACCAATAAAAACAAGTGCATTCACAGGTAGACAGTTTGTTGCCGGTGAGGATCCATTACAAACACAAGCAATCAATATAGCAAGAGCAGGTGTTGGATCTTTTCAGCCTTTTTTACAAGGTGCACAACAAGCTGTACAACAACAGGAAGGACTAACTGGACCAACCGCATTCAGACAGTTCATGTCACCATTTCAACAGGATGTTATTGATACAACATTAGCAGACTTTGATAGACAGTCAGCACTCGGCAGACAAAATATTAGAGATCAAGCAGTTACAGCAGGAGCATTTGGTGGTGGTAGAGAAGGTGTTGCATTGGGTGAGTTTGAA